GTACTGGTGGCGCAACATACCAGACTACATACGGTAACATTAACCGTAGCACCTACACATGGTGGCAGTCTAAGGTTTACAACGCAGGAAACGTAAACCCAACTCGTCAAAATATTCTCCAGTACATCTCTGGAACAGTTAAGCGTGGTGCAGAAATGCCTTCGTTTGGTGTTTGCGGATTTGGTACATGGACATTATTGGCTCAAGACTTTGTAGGTCAAGAGCAATACGTTATCACCCCAGGCTCAGGCTTTGACGGTGACAACAATGGTCCTCAAGCAGCTTTCAGAGCACTGATGGTTGCTGGAGTTCCAATTTATCCAGACCCATATTGCCCAGAAGGTACTGTGTACTTCCTGAACACTAACTACCTCAGCTTGTACATCCACGAGCAAGGTTCATTTGTGTTCACAGGATTTGAGTCCACACTCCCCAACTGGCAAATTGGTTACGTAGGTGCTGTTCTTATGATTGCTGAGTTGGTGTCTGTCAAGCCCAAGTCAATGTCTAAGATTAACAACTACAACTACCTCTCACTGTAAGGAGCACACTAATGTCATTAGCATTAAACAAAATCATCCTTGCAAATGCAACAGCGAACACGCCTGGTGCGTACTTCACTTTTGCCACCATTTCAGCAACAACCACAGGTAACGTTATCCCAGCAGGAACATATTTGATTCCTGGTACAGCTAACGTTTTCATCACTGTAGCTACTGCTGTTAATGCAACAACTGGAAACATAACTGCTGTTTCTAACTTGTACGCAATTAACACAGGTGGTATGGTTATTTCTGACGGTGTTAACGTATTTGCAAACGCAACGACCAACGCAACCCTCACAGTGTTAACTGTTGAAGGTGGTCAGAACGTTTCTGGTACTTATAACGCATCTTAAGGAGTAACAAATGGCTAATCCCGATTCAGTCAGTCAGTATTACCTGGATTCGTTTGGGAGTGGTCGTATTGGTAACGCCTTAGCTCAATCCTTGGCAACGGTAGGTAACGCAGTTGTTACTATCCCGTTGCTCAACGGTGGATTGACAAATAGTGGAAACGTTACAGGCTCTGGTGCGGTTATTCTTCGTAGAATTACGTTAAATAACCCAACAGGTTCTGTAGCTTCTGCTTACGTCACAATTACCACAAGTAATGACGGCAATGCTTCTAACGCAGTTGTTGCCAACGTTGCCTTGAGTACGTTGTCTGGCGCAGGAAAGTTCCAAGACTTAACCATTGCATCTCCTTACTTAGCCTCAACAGCTATTACAGGAAATCAAACGCAAGCTCTCTATGTGAACGTAACCACCGCAAGTGGTAACTCAAACACAGTTAGCTTCCAAGTGTACGGTGACGTTGTCCAGTTCTAATGGAAACCGTATTTGTCACTAATCGTAGCAACACCGAATTAACTATAGGTTATGACGGTGTTGTTTACGAGTTTAAACGTAATGAGTCTGTAGAGATTCCACTAGGTGGTGCAGTACAACTCTTTGGTTACGGATTAGACGATAGAGAACACATTTTGGTTCGGCACGGGTGGATTCACACTCATGCGGAACTTGAGGAAAGTTTAAAAAAGCTAGACCAGTTTGAAATAACAACTGTGAAGCCAGGAAAAAACAGCTCGTTACCCTCGGCTGTAGGAGTTGTACCCCTTCGGGTTGAAAAATCCGTTGGGGGGAAATCCTCTGAAAGACGGGTAGCTTAACTATGGACGCTTCATGCCAACGCTCAATGATTACCTTTATCAAGTTGAAAATCTGTTGCATGACTCCAACAATAACTTTTGGTCGCAGTCTCAGTTAACAAATTACATTAACGAGGCGAGAGAAAGATTAGTTAGAGACACAGGATGTTTACGGACGGTTCAAAATACGTCTACGCCTATAGCATCTTACAACCCTTACACCAGTTCAAACACAAATCAGACACCCGCAACTCCGTGGGTGGCTAACACTGCCGTAACTGCGGGGCAATATGTTTGGAGTAATATATACATTTACCAGTATCAGACTTCGGGAACTTCTGGCTCGTCAGCCCCTGCGTACCCTACTGGCTCTAATATTTTTCCCCCATCTACTGCTTTCGCAGACGGTACTGCAACTCTGCTCTACGTTCAAAACGCTGAGATTATCCCGTTTCAAGCATTACCTAACAGCATTAACACCATTGATATTCTTGGTATTAACCTGTATTGGGGCAACAGTCGTATACCTATGCGTTATCTGCCTTGGTCTGATTTCACTGCTCAATTACGTTATTGGCAAAATTATGTAGGCAGACCTATTTGTTTCTCTGTATACGGTCAGCAACAGATTTACATTGCGCCTGTACCTGACCAAAGCTACTACATTGAGCTAGATACTGTCATTTTGCCGACAGCTCTGTCTCTGAGTACGCCAACAGCCGTAGACCAGATATTAGACCCTTGGTCAACCTGTGTTCAATATTACTCTGCCTACAAAGCTAAGTTTTACGAACAATCTTACGGTGAAGCTGAGATATTTAAACAAGAATACAACAAACATGTCTTGAACGTACTCAACAGTACCTATACAAGAAGGATTCCGAACCCCTATAGTAGTGGAGGTTAGGAATGGCAGCAGCAGAGCAAAAGAAAAGCTATGCGGTTATTAAACAATTCAGAGGAATTGACACCAAAGCCAACCGCACGGCAATCGAAAAAGATGAGTTTTATTGGCTAGAAAACGCCATGCCCGTTGGTTCGGGTAATTTGCGTATTACTCCTCAATCTACGACTGTCAATAACTCGTCAGGTAACGCTGTAGTCTTCTCTAACGTTGTCAGTTATTTGACAAGCGCCAATATCAATGACGATTACATTGTTGCAGCCCAGACAGACGGGTCAATGCAGTATTTTGACCTGACTACCTCTACCAAAGGCAACATTGCTTCTGCAGGGACGTTTACAGGCACTGGAATTAGCTCTGCACAGTATCAGAACACCAATCTGTACATTGGAGACCCCGTAAAAGGTCTTTACGAGTGGGATGGAGGCAACCTTATAGCCATAGGTTCTATAGGTGTTATTGGCATTACCAATCCTGGAGCTGGTTATACGGGTGTTCCTGACGTTGTTATTAGTGCACCAAACCAGACAGGCGGTATACAAGCTACTGCGGTGGCTTCGGTCAGTACAGCCAATACAGTCAGTTATATATCGCTTACAAATGCGGGTTCTGGTTATACATCACAGCCTACAATTACCATTAAAGGCGGTGGGGCAACAACAAACGCCACAGCTATTATTCAGCTAAATACTTTTGCAACAGGCACTGTATCAGTTTTAATCAATTCTGGTGGCTTTGGATACGGTGCTAACGGTTCTTTCTACGTCACCTTTACTGGTGGCGGGGGTTCGGGCGCTAACGGCACTGCAATCGTTTCTGGCAACGCTGTAACTCAGGTTATTATGAATAATCCTGGCTCTGGATACACTTCAGCGCCTACCGTGAGCTTTGCTAACGGGTATACAGCCAACGTCACTGCCAACGCAACCGCTACTGCTATTGTCAATACCAACGGAATTGTGGATGTAGCCACATTCTCAGGGCGTGTCTGGGTAGCAGCAGGTCGGACAGTCTATGCTTCTAGTGCGGTTAGCCCAACTGACTTTAGTTCTGTGTCTTTTGTAAACTTTAATCTGACGGATTCGACCCTGCACGGCAATATCCAGGCTTTACTATCCGCTAATAACTTCTTGTACATCTTTGGTGATGATAGTATCAACGTATTCAGTAACTTACAGGTCACTTCTACAGGAAGTACCGTATTTACCAATACCAACGTCTCTGCTTCTATTGGTTCTAAGCGTATTTATGCCATATTCCCGTACTTCAGGTCTGTATTGTTCCTGAACGACTATGGTGTGTACGCCCTTGTAGGTTCTACGACTACCAAGATTAGCGACCCACTAGACGGTATTTTCCCTTATATAGACTTTACAAAGCCAGTAACGGCTGGACAGGCACTTCTGAACAACATTTTGTGTGCCGTGTTTAATTTTTACGTTACTAGCGGGTGTTTTTTTGGATTTGGTGGCTCTAGGTACATTCAGGCCGTGTTTTTTGAGAAAAAATGGTTTATTACGTATCAAGGACAAATTCCTTACGTGACTTCTGCGCCTATAGGCGGAAAAGTAAACCTTTACGGTACAAATACGTCTAATGCTTTATATCAGTTTTACAACAACTCAACAACTAATATTGCAAGTTACATTCAGACGGCTTTGCAGGACATGGGCGACCCTATCAGGACCAAGCAAGCGTTAAAATTTGCAGTAGAAGCCACGTTAACAGCGGGTGGACAATTTAATGTAACAGTGGATTCTGAGCAAGGAGCTAGTCCAGCGTACACATTGTCTGACACTGGAGTTTCTTGGCTAAATAACAATTCTCAGGTAATATCATGGGTAAATAACAGCAGTACGGTCATACCGTGGCTGTTATCCACAGGGTATTACTTGTATAAATCGGATGCCTCGCAGTACGGTAAGTATTTGGGACTCACCATGACTTCCAATAATGCGGGTTTTGTAGTAAATACGTTTGAGTTTGAACACGAATTAAGAGTGAGGTTCTAATATGTCTGGTGTACCCTATACTTTCGGCAACGCAACAACATCTATCCCTTTGTCGCAGTTAGATGTTAACTTTGCGACAAATGCAACTATTGGTACAACATCTGTTGGTCTTGGGAACACAACTACTACGCTTGTGGGGTTAACAAACGTTTCTACAACAGTAGTCAACGCTTCTAATGTTGCATCTAATACTTCTTTGTTGTTGCAAACTAATGGTACGACTACAGCGGTAACAATAGATACAAGTCAAAACGTAGGTGTAGGAGTTACTCCTACTGCAAAATTAGATATTTTATCAACGTATTCATCTGATACTGCATCACAACAAAGATTTAGAGATAACACAGGAGCTTCATTAAATTTTGGTGGAACAGGTGGCGGTAAAAAGTTTTTACAAGCACAAGATTCTGGTGGAGCATCAACTTATTACGATATTTTGATAAATCCTTATGGTGGTAGTTTGTTAGTTGGTGCAACAACCACAACAAACATAAACACCAATGGCGGTTTTGCAGTTTTGCCTAGTGCTGGTCAAGCATACACATCAACAGGGCATGTTTCTGGAACTGGCTCAGGCTCTTACTATCATGCTTGTTATTACAACAATTCAATAGTCGGTGGTATAACGCAAGTTGGAACATCGGGAGTTGTTTTAACAAGTATTTCAGATTATCGTTTGAAAGATAACGTAATATCAATGCAAGGTTCTCTTGCAAAAGTTCTTGCTTTAAACCCTGTTACATACAAGTGGAAATCAGATAACTCTGATGGCGAAGGTTTTATTGCACATGAAATTCAATCTGTAATTCCAACCGCTGCAACTGGCGAAAAAGATGCCGTAGATTCTGAAGGAAATCCAAAATATCAAGGTATTAACTTGTCTGCAATTGTTCCTCATTTGGTAAAAGCAATTCAAGAACTATCCTCACAAGTAACCGCATTACAAGCTAAGGTAGGCGTATGAACCAAGTAATCACACTACTTAAAACAAAGTCTGTTCAGCACGCTTTATTGATTGCTGTACTCAGCGTATTACAAGGGTTTGTGTTTGAGTTACCTCTTACGCCTGTAGAACAAATGATTGCAGGAATTGTTCTGGCAGTGTTTATTGTTTTATACAAAGATGAAGTGAGTACAACATGAGTGTAAGCGCCCCATTTTCTCCTTGCGGTAACACAGTAGTCATCACGGCTACTACAACTGCTCCTGCGCCTGTACAAGTTCCGTCTGCAACACTAGGCGGTAACCAGTACCGTATTATCAATAGCGGTTCTGTGACTGTTATTTTGGGATATGGTCAGACTTCTGCGTTAGCGTCTTCTGGTGCTGTTGTACCGACAAGTACGCAGTCTAATTGCTTGCCACTATTGCCAGGTACAGACGAGATTATTACGTTTGTGCCTAATGCTTACTTTACTGCAAATGCAACAACTGCAAATGCAACGATATACATAACCCCAGGAGACGGGGATTGATACCTTAGTACTACACCCATGATTTGTAACCCATATGCTCAACATGAAGTTCATTGTGATGACTTTGGCAGAGCCATGTCACCGCAAGTTTCATGTCTGGGGCATAAGATGAGTGATGACCGTGAGTCTTTGGGTCGCCACAAACAAAGCAAGGTTCTTTCACAAGTTTTCCGGTTCGTAAAGCATATTGAACAGCGTTTTTGGCAGCTTCTCTTGATTTGTCTTTTTTGTACCGAGCTATTGATTGTTTGCCTTTTTCAGACTGTTTATATCGTTTCTTTGTTTCTGGATACTGTTTTTCTCTCTGTCTTGTCGCTATTCCAGAAAGTGTTTTTCTTTGAGCTTTTATGTAAATGTTTCGACAAGAACGACAAGTATTTAAGTGCCCGTCAGCCATTTCTTTATGCGGTGGAAAGTCGGATAATGGCTTTGTTTCGTTACATTTGCGACAAGTTTTTATATTCATATAATGCCTTTAAAGAGGTTATGGAGACTAGTATACCATGTTAAAGACCGTAAGTAGTTCATCTGGCAGTAGTGGATTCCCAATCACACTAGGTAATACTGTTATTACCGCTAGTAGCACTACTACGACTTTATCTAACCTCACTCTCAACAACGTTACTATTAACGGCACTACAGAGAACAACGTATCTTTCAGCAACGTCAACGTACTCAGCGGTAATATTGCTAACGTAACTATTAGTAACGCTACTGTAGTCAACGCCAATATTACTTCTGTTTCTACAACATTCCCCAATAGTTACTTGAGCAACAGCTCTGTAACCATAGGCAATACGTCTGTAGCTTTAGGTAGCGCTGTAACTAGCCTAGGTAATTTAACACTTGCTAACGTGACTATTACTGGCGGTACGATTAGTGATAACACGGTCACAGCCAATTCTTTTGTTGGTACAGGAAATATATTATCAAATTCAAATATTGGCGTATTTTCTTATGGCAACTTATCTTATTCAGACACGGGCGTTATTGCTTCTTATGCCTCAAGTGTTAACAGTTACGTACAGATAGTTGCACAAAATCTCAGCAACGCTAATCAAGCGTCTACTGATTTTACGGTTGTTAACGATACTGGAACTGCTTACGGTGATTTTGGAATTACATCTAGCACTTATTCTGGAACAGGAAGGTTTTACAACTCTAATGTTGTTTACGCTTATTCAGGAAACGTAGATTTAGTTATTGGTACTATTACTAATAATGCTGTTC